CTATAGTAGAAACACCAGCAAAGCCCGTCGTTTGGTTAACGGTTGAGCGGGCGGAGCGGGTTAACAACTTGAGGGACTAGTTGCTGCTAGTCCCTCTTGTCTATCCTCTCCATCCGTTGGTGCTTATACTCCCGCCACAGTGATAGCAAAGCTGTCACCACGTTGGCCATGGCGGCCAAAGCAATCAGGAATTCATTCATAGGCGAAACCTCCTTTGTAGTAGGTCCCGCCCGCACACGGACTTTGCTGGTTCAGTTATATTATCACAGATGAAAGAAAACTAAAGCTGTTCGATATCTCCGAAATCCTCGGGGGATATATGGTCGAGGAATGTCTTGAACGCCGCCAGTTCCTCTTCCGTCTGCTTCTCACCCTTGAAGAGAAACGGGAACGAAGAAGCGTCAAGTACCGTCTCTTCAATATAGAGCGGCGCATCTTGCCGAAGCGCCAGGGCAATGGCGTCGCTCGGCCGGGCGTCTAAGGTGATGAGTCGTCCTCCCTGGGAAAGAACCAGGTGCGCGAAGAACATCTGCCCCTTCGATCCGTAAATCACCATGGAATCGACGCGCGCATCCAAATTGGTGAGCGCATCTAGCATGAGGTCATGGGTCATGGGCCGCGCGAACTTCACATGCTCCAGTGCCATCCCGATTTGTGCCGCCTCGGTGGGGCCAATCCAAATGGGCACAACGCGCGCCTTCCTCGCTGGTGTCTCCTCTACGGGTTGCAGAACCAGCACGGACGGCTGGTTCTGCCCCGCCACCACCAATGTCAACACTTTCAACGGAACCATGCTTTGTCCTTTACTCTAGTTCGATGAGAACATGATTACAGATTGAGCTTTCTATGTTTGATGTCTATTGTCTCATTATTGAACCAAGCTTATTTAAACTTTTGGAATGTTTAACCGCTTAAGTCCATCTTCCGGTGACAAAAACATTGAGTCCAGGACGCGAAAAGCGACTTATACAGGCATTTCCGAAATAAAATAGGAGCAGGTTTGCCTGTATAAGTCAAAATTCTTGCATCCTGGAGTTTCGAATGTCTGTATAAGTCGCTTTTCGCGCATCGAAAGGGAGGATGCTGTCACGGAAGGTGAAATAATTCATATTCTGATTAAGAGGATACTACTCGTGCCGTTCGCGGCGTGTCGTGTACATTTTTGAAATCGGGAAAATTTTTCTTGACCTCACCTATGAAACAGGCTTAAGATAGTCAAGCACTTTTTCAAGGGCCCGTAGCTCAGTTGGTTAGAGCGCACGCCTGATAAGCGTGAGGTCGCTGGTTCAAATCCATTCGGGCCCACCATTACTTTGCGATAAACGCTCCACCGTGAGCCGAGTTAGCCGGTGGAGCGTTTATTATATTTCGGGCCAGAATCGGCCGATTTTCTTTAAACTGACGAAATCCCGAACGAGCAAAGTGATGGCTGCTAGTGCATGCCATGGGGCGTTAGCTCAGCTGGGAGAGCGCGGGCTTTGCAAGCCTGAGGTCAGGGGTTCGATCCCCCTACGCTCCACCATAGGAACATTAGCCGAACACCATGGCTCGGCTATTACGTGGCATGGCGCACGCTCGTCATAGTCGCAAGATACAAGAAGACCCCCTGATGCAGGGGGTCTTCCTCTTTCTGGTGCCTGGTGCAGCCTAGACCTTGAGCAAGTAGTCATCCGCAGCGGGTCCGCCTGTAGGCTTGCCGACCGCCACGTACCGCTTCTTGCCGGACGATGCGCCGGTGTAGCGTCCCCACACCCACCCATCGGCGATTTTGTACCAGTCATCCAGCACCACGGTCTGGCCCTTGGAGTAGCTGGCCACAACGTTGCCGCTGAGGCTCGGAGCATCGCGCACGTTCAGAGAGTTGACCTGGCAGCGGTACTTGCCGCCGAATCCCGTTCCGGTCTTCTCAGCCGAGGTTGATGCAGAGGGGGCGGCAGGCTGAGCCGCAGGCTTCTGCGCGGGCTGAGAGGGCTGCGGGTTGGTGGCCAAGATGCCGACGCCTGCGGCCTCCAAGATGGCATCGGCGATCTCGGTAGTTCGGGAATCGAAGATCGCGCGGTCCTCGGCGTTGGAGATAAAGCCGACCTCCGCGAGGCGGTAGTTGATGCCGCGATTGGCGGCGCGCTTCGGGTTGGCCAAGTCGGTGCGCTTCACGATGGTCTGCGAGCGCCCCGGCAGGATGGCGGCCAGCTTCGAGGCCAGCGCCTTGTCGAAGTCATCGGCATCGAACCCGCCATAGATGATGACGTGCGCTCCTCGCGCGCTCTCCGCTGCCGAATCGCGGTGAAGTTCCAGCAGCATGGCGCCGCTCGGAAGGGTCAGGCTGTTGATGCCGCCGTCGGCGTACCAGTTGCGGGAGGTGTCCAGCACCTCCACGTCGGAGCCGCCGCGCTCCTTGATGATTCTCGCGAGGTAGCGGACGCGCTCCTCCTCGGTCTGCCCGCCGGCGCATGCGCCAGGGTCGCCAGCGCCGTGGCCGCAGATGATGTACAGCTTTGCCATATCGGCCTCCTATTCGTTCCAGTAGATCGACGGCAGCCCCCAGTCCACGTAGTACATGCCGTCGAACCAGTAGCTTCCGACCCCTGATTCGCGCGCCCACTCCTTCTCCTGTGGGGTGAGGAGGTCGCGATCTCGCACTTGGTTGGCCAGCGCCATCACGTCGGGGGTCGGAGGCTTCGGATGCCATTGCGACGTGAGAACCAAGGCGGCGCCAATGCCTACGGTGAGCATGAGCGCCGTGATCGAGTAGAACAGGGCGCGCTTAACCCTCTGCTCCCGTGGCATGGTCTTCCTCCACTTCCACGGTGAGGTCTGGGGCTGCCGGGTCGTGCGGTTTGAGCGATTTGATGACCGGCAGGGCGGCAATATGCGGGTTGAGCGTGCACAGGTTCTCGCACACGCTTACGATCTCTGTGGCCACGATGAAGATGCACGCGCCCGAAACGGCGGGGAGTTCGGGGATGGTCACGCCAAGCCCGACGGCATCTGCCTCGAAGTTCATCCATACGGCGGCCACCTCGTAGATGAACGCCAGGGCGATCAGCCCGAAGAAGCCGGCCTTGTGCCAAAGCCCCTCGCGCATCTTGCCCGATTCGACGGTCTGGTTCTTTGCAGCCCCAGCGAAGCCCGTGACAATATCGAGAATCATCATCACAGAGGCCACGACGATAGGCTGCCATTGGATGGCTAGCTCTTCCATGCTATTCCTCTTTCTGTTCGGGGGTTGTCGGTGCCTCGTCCGCAGGCTCCTCGGTGACGGTCACCACAGGCTCATCGTCCTCGGCCGTCATGGCTTCCAGTTCGTTGATGCGCTTGCGGCAGTCCTTCCGCAGCTTGATGGTGTGGACGATCTCCTGGCCGGCGTTGGCCAAGGCGCTGAGCAGTTCAGCAATGCCCTCCGCCGCGAAGATGTCCTCGATAGCCCGCAGAATCTGGTAGTCGGTCTGGTCGAGGATGTTCTTGTTGGCGTTGATCTCGCCCTCGATTTCCTGGCGCTTCACGTGGGTCCTCCTTTCTGTTCTTCGGATGGACCCACTTTATTGAGGGTGTCGCTTTACGCCGCCAGGGGCAGTTCCCTCACTTCGATTTCAGTGAGACCCCCCCCGGAAAGTGTTTACCGGGTGGAACAATTCGCGGTAGAGCGCGTCCATGCTCTCCACGGTCTTCTGCGCGTCTATGTGCTTCATGCTGCCGCGCCACGATTGATAGGCGGCGTAGGCCTGCTCCTCCGTCATCGCCCCGCGCCCTACCAGCTTGGCCATGGCCTTCAACTTCCGGCGCATCTTCGTGATGGAGGAGCGGCATGGCTTCACGACCACCTTGCCAGTCTCGGAGTAGAAGAACCGCTTCTTGAGGAAGGTGAAGCCACGGGACAGCTTCACGATGCGCGTCTTCTTGGTGTTCAGCCTCATGCCCCTGGCGGCACATAGCGCCTCGATGCAGCCCAACACCGTCTGCAGGTGCTCCTTGCTCGTGTGGATGGCATAGAGGTCATCCATGTAGCGGCCATAGGCCTCAACGCCGCAGCACTCGGTGACGAAGTGGTCGATCGGGCTGAGATAGGCCACCGCGTGTATCTGGTTCGGCTCGTCTCCGAGGCCGAGGCCGACCTCCCCCTGCCGGTCTACGAAATGGGTGCCCAGCGCCTTGAGGCGCGGGTCATCGAACTGCTCAAGTATCTCCTTGGCATGCTCGTGGTCGATGCTCGCGAAGTATTTGGAGATGTCCACGAGCAGGATGTAGCCGTCGGTTCCGTGCTTTCGGAAGTGCCTGGCCATGTGGTGCTTCACGTGTTGGATGGCGTAGAGGGTGCCGCGCCCCTTCACGTTGGCGTAGTTGTTCGCGATGAGGGTGGGCACCACGGCGGGCACCAGTGCGTTTTGGCAATATGATTTCTTGATCACCCGCTCGTATATCTTCACGGCGGAGATTTCGCGGCGCACGCCCTGCTCGTATATAACGAAGTCGTTGGTCGGCCGGCAGAAGTCCACGCCGTTGAGGATGTCGGCGCGCGCCTTGGTGATGTTCCGCAGGATGTGCACGAGGTAGGTCTGTATGCTCGCCTTCCACTTCACGTTGCGGCCGCACTGCTTGGCGGCGATGTAGAGGGCGTTGGGGTCGACTATGCGCTCAAGGGTGCAGTTCCTCACGCGCTCGGCTCGCTTCGCCGCGCGCTTCTCCTCGCGCCTCTTGCGCCTTGCCGCACGTCTTTCCTCGGAGTTCATGAGTGCGCCCCGCACGGCTCCCAATGGAGCGTTCTGCCAGCCGCTTGAAGGGTCGGCATGAAACGGCGCGGAACGTCCAACGCACCGCCATGCAAGCAGCGTCCGCCGCCCTCCGCGAGGCGCTTATTGACGGGGGTGACCCCGAAGGTTGCGCATCCCTTCCTCTTTGGCACAGCGTTCGCAAAGCTACTAGGACGGG